TACTTAAAGTGAGTGCCATTAGCTAATGATTCTCCAATAACTACCTGTCCACAAGAACATAACAGTCACGCCCGAAACATCTAAGTTTACAGGACCATCATCAATGTTGCCAATAGCATCTTTAAATTGATGCGAAGCTGAGCTCAATATAACATTATTTATATTCCAGTTTTGTCCGCCATCTGCGATCTCAATGCTGTCTCCAACTGTGAGGTTAACAATTGGCATGGTAGCATTGATGACACCTGCAGTCGTATTTGCTAGGTATCTTTTATTAACAACCAACTGAGTCGTAAGCGGACCATTAATCGGTGCGAAGACGGGAGTAGCACCTGTTGCTGCAGAAGCAACGGTCTCTACATTATCACCGATTCGAACATAGATTTTCTGGTCAACTATATTAATCGCCATTTCGCCATCTTCTAGGTCATTAAGACCAGGAATTTGACCTTGCGTTAGACTTCGTTTTGGTTTAATGCGAGTAGGCATTACGACAAAAAGAAAATGAGCTTCTTAGTATTTATCAGAAGTAACTTACCGATAAAACAATCCTTACTTTTTGATCAGTGCATGTTGTGCTTCTATGTGGAGTCGATCCATCAAACAACACGACTCTGTTCTCTACACTTTCAACCTTAGTCCCATCATCAAATCCAGTATATCCATCACAGGTATTGAAATATAATACTGCAGTGTTGTGAGGATACTTATAATCCTCATGAAGATCATGCTCTACAAACTTTCCGATGTTAGGATACAAGTTCACTCTTGCACGAATCAAAGACTTAATATTCAAATACTTTACCAACAGATCATCAATCTCATTCATGAAAGAACTCTGTGGTTCAAATCTATCATATAATCTATGAGTGAAAAAGAAATGATCATCATTCATTTCACCGAGGTTAGCAACCTCATTACAAAAAATCCAAGGAAACTGTGTGCTAAAGACACAATTTTTTAGATGCTCAAAGTAGTCCCTAGGAAGGAACTCATCGATCACTTTCATAGTACTCATAGAGATTAAAGGCGATTGAATATCTTGGGAAGTCTGAACGGTTAACACCAACACTATGTTGGAAAGAAGAAGGGAACAAAAGCATCAACCCATCAGTAGGTTGGAGCGACATATCTGTATGTTGTATGAGAGACAGATTATGGTAGTCATGATGCATGAATTGAATATCTCCCGAGTCTTCGGGAACATCAATATAAAGAACACCTGCAAGTATAGATCCAGGATGAGTGTGAGCTGTGTTGTATGACCCCTTGTAATTTATATTGAACCACATGTTAGAGAGTCTGGGAATGCAATTAATATTGCTATCTTCATTCTTTTTAAACTCATCAACTAAGTCAAGTATCCTTTCACTCATGTAGTTCAAAAAAGGAGAAAAGCTTTTCTCCTTATAAAAATCATCTGGACTTTGATATCCGTTTACATTACTTCTATAATTTTGCTGATAGACTTTTGCATAGTTGTCCATCCAATTTACGAATTCATCTTTGATTTGATAAAAGTTTTTATCGGATGAACTTGCCATAACATATGGCAAGACAACATCAGAGTCTATACTTTCATACTCAATCACTTGATAAATCCCTCCGCCTCTAACCATTCACGAGTGAGTGGTGTTGGGGGATAGACTTCCCACATATTACCAGCGGCACATGCTTCCAGTGCTGCTTGAGTCATACCTTCAGTCTTGCCTGCCCAGGTTGCCTCTGCTTCCCACGGCACAGCCGACTTAGGATATGTACGCTCCACCATCTCACGCCACATCTTAGGAACATCTTCCTCAGGTTTAATAATAGCAATGATAGAGTTATCGATAGTGCCTGCCATACAATCTTGAGCAGCATGCCAACCCTCATGGCGCATAACACTCATAAGTACATGAGGGCGATGCATGTATGCATTATTGAGATAGAAGTTATTGCTAACGGTATGATAAACTCCACGGTGCCCAACTGGGAAGTACTTCTGATCGGCAAGATATACTTTCACACCAATCTGTTTTAGTGAGGCGAGCATATTATTAAACTCTTGTCTCACTGACATGAAGGAATCTATATCATTGTAGGTAGAACTGATGTCCAACATACTATGGACTTGAACTACACCGTCAGTACACTCTCTTAGGATCATACATCCCATGGCATCATAGGTGTTATAACCTTTGGTGGGTTCTGCCATGACAGGAGATGCTGATAGCAGTAAGGCAAGGAGAAGTTTTTTCATACTCTGAAATGAATGAGTTCTGATTCGGGTAGTGATTGTTGGATATCAAGTTCTTGACCTTCGACTCTAATCTTGCCAGCAGGTAGACCTTGCTGGCCAGGCAACTGCTTATCTACAGTAGCAGTGATGTCAATTACTTGATCAAGAAGATACTTGTTCTTTCTATAAGTTCTATTGGGACGCATAGAACAAAGGTTCATGGCATCTCTTTCCCATCCACAATCTGCAATCTTGCGGCCGTCTTCATAGACAGACCAGAATTCTTGTTGCATAAAAAAAGAAGGGTGTATACCCTTCTAATTATAACATAAGTTAGAGTGCGTTGCCACGAGGTAGAACTTCTTCTGGGAACACGAAGTTCTCATGAGGTTGATCGACTGGTGCCATCCAAGCACGAAGACCTTCATTCAAAAGAATGTTTTTGGTGTAGAAAGTCTCGAACTCTGGATCTTCCGCCGCTCTAATCTCCTGACTAACAAAATCGTAAGCACGGAGGTTAAGAGCCAAGCCAATAATACCAATGGAGCTGACCCAAAGACCCATAACGGGTACAAATAACATAAAGAAATGAAGCCATCTTTTATTAGAGAAAGCAATTCCGAAGATCTGAGACCAGAAACGGTTTGCCGTAACCATTGAATATGTTTCTTCTTCTTGCGTGGTATCGAATGCCTTGAATGTGTTTGCCTGTTCGCCATCTTCATACAAAGTATTTTCTACAGTCACACCATGAATTGCAGAAAGGAGAGCACCACCCAGGCTACCTGCCACCCCCTTCATGTGAAAGGGCTTGAGCGTCCAGCTGCGGAATCCTTGGAGGAAGCGCAGGAACCTGAAGATCGCTGCTACTCCAAAGGAGGGGGCGAAGAACCAGGAGGACTGTCCGAGCGGATACATAAGGAACACGCTAACGAAGACAGCAATAGGACCAGAGAAAGCAATAGCATTATAGGGACGGATACCAACTAGACGACTGATTTCAAACTGCCGAAGCATGAATCCTATGAGAGCAAAGGCTCCGTGGAGCGCCACAAAAGGCCAGAGTCCCCCAAGTTGGCACCACCTGACGAAATCTCCCTGAGACTCAGGACCCCAAAGTAGAAGAAGAGAATGACCCATAGCGTCAGCAGGACTTGACACTGCTGCCGTAAGAAAATTAGCACCTTCAAGGTAGGAAGACGCCAATCCGTGGGTATACCAGCTCGTAACAAACGTCGTGCCAGTAAGCCAGCCACCAATTGCAAGATAAGCAGTGGGAAAAAGAAGTAATCCAGACCAACCCACAAAGACAAAGCGGTCTCGTTTAAGCCAGTCGTCCAGGACATCAAACCATCCTCTCTGTGAAATGGGCGGTGAAAGTGTTGAAGAAGCCATAACCTCCAATCGTATTTCTCATATTTAGTTTACACTTCTTTACAATCTTTGTCAATCCTTTCTCCATTCAGTTGGTTGTGAGGGCACAAAAGGATCACGGGTACGGTTCTTGATGACAATGAAAGCGTCGGTATTGTACCTACGTTCACCAAAAGGCAAAGACCATCTAGGATTGGCAGTGTCGGGTTGATTGATACCAGAGACCACAGTCCCACCAATCTCTACCACGATGTCATCAGTGGGTTCCCACCCAAGAGCTTCAATTTGAGTTTGAACTTGGTCCATGATGCCACCATCTTCCCATGCGAAGAAACCATCTTTATTCTTCATCCAGTCGCTCATCACATTCTCTTCTGGGTCTAGTTTTCCAATCATCTTTCTTCAAATAATAAAGGTTTGGCCAAGTGTCTTGAATAATCTCTCTAAGTTTATCGGGAGTGTGAGAACTAATCAAGGGTTGTGATTTTTATTTTCTTTGATTTTTTGATATCCCCAGACAGCTAGGGTGCCGATACCAAGACCAGCTAAACAACAAAGTAACATGTGAATTGCGTGTTCAAACGTAGTGTGGTCAGCGTGATGCATCAGTTAGGAAAGTAAATCAATGAGAGTGTAAAAACTACAAAAATGATAACCGTAAAGATCATCAATCCTACACCCGCCCAGGGAACCCAGGCAGGCATAGGTTCATAGTTATGGTTATGAGACATGAACGATACCAATCATTCCTGCGCCCTTGTGAGGGTCACACCAGAAAGTATAGTCTCCTTCATCGGGGAAGGCAATGTCAAATTCCTCACCAGGAGCGAATGCTAAAGCTGTGTGAGAAAGTTCTGGATGGTCTTCTACGATTACGTTATGTGGGGGAAGCATGTTGTTGACGAAGTGAATTGATTCCCCTGCAGCAATGTTGATTTCTGATGGTTCGAAAATGAGATTACCGTTAGCGCCCATTTGAACATCTACAGCCCATGCTGGTAGTGCAAAGAACAGTGTAGCGAGAAGTGATAAAACAAACTTCATTAGGTATTTGCAACTACTCTATCTAGACAAAAAAAGACCCCCTTTCGGGGGTCTCGTCAGGATTATCTAACTTATATCAACCG